GATTGAGCACTTGCCGAGGAATTGATAGGGGAAACCCCGGAGCATTCTGCTCCGGGGTTTTCTTATGCCTGGACTGGGCCGGCGCGCCATAGTGAGAGGTGTGTGAGGATTATGTCTCCGTTCTGCGGCTGTATGGCGGCTTGGTAGTTGGTGATGCTGCCTGCGCTCATGTATCCGCCTGGGATCTCGAACAGTACTGAGTCGTATACATTCCGGTCCACCATGACGGTTTTTTGTATTGTGGCGACTGTGGTGAGGCCTGATCTGAGGAACAGGCGTACCCAGAACTTGCATGTGGGCACGTCATCCGCGTAGTAGCGGATTCCGACTAGGTATTTGGGGTATATGAGTTCGTTGACTATCTCTGACTTGATGGTCTGGCCGTTGAGTACCTTCCAGGGTGCGGTGAACTGTTGCTCGTTGAGTAGTAGTCTGCTGCGGTTGTCTCCCCAGTATCCTTTTGAGGATCCTGAGATCAGGAGCATGGTGGCCGGTGTGCCGGGGTCGCCTTTCTCGCCGCGGTCGCCTTTGGGTCCTGTGTCGCCTTTGGGTCCGCGTTCGCCTTGGATGCCTTTTTCTCCGCGTTCTCCGCGCTGGCCGGGTGCGCCGGGTTCTCCCTTGTCGCCCTTGCGGCCGGGGATGCCGGGCTCGCCCTGGTCTCCCTTGGCTCCTGGGGGCCCCTCAGGGCCTTGTAGGCCGATTCCGGTGAGGCCGCGGGGGCCTCTACCGCCTCGGGGTCCTTCGGGCCCCTGGCGGCCTTCTGGGCCTCTTTCACCGCGGGGCCCTGGCGGCCCTTCGGGCCCTCGTGTGCGGCCTGCTTCGACGGCGGCGTAGACGCGGCTGGCGGTGTCGCGGATGGAGGCGACCTGTCGTTCGATCTCGGTGAGGTGGGCGGGGCTGACGGGGTAGGAGGAGATGAGGTCGGTGATGCGGTTTTCACCTTCGTGGATGAGGCAGTGCATGTCGACGATGGGGACGCGCATCATGCCTGCCATGCGGGCGAGGACGATGTGGTAGGTCCAGGGAGGTGGCGGGTTGGTGAGGTCGTTGGGGCAGTGGATTGGTACGGAGAATGTGCCGCGTACTTTTTCGGTGCGCGGTTGGACGATGACGCCGTCGTCGGCGATGACGACGCGTGGGTCGGGGGTGATGGTGAGTGTGCCGACGGCATCCATTCCTGATGAGTCGGTGACACGTCCTGTGATGAATGCCGTCGGCATTTGTTTTCCTTTGTGTTAGTCGATGTTCTTGCCGTCGATTGACTTTAGAGTCTTAATGATCTCCGCGTTCTGGTTGCCCAGGAACTTGATCTGCTTGCTGATGTAGTCGACAGTCTTCTGCGTCGCAATGGCAGAATTCCGTGTGTCCGCGATCAGCAGATAGAGGTCGCCTGCGAAGTTGCGACCGGCCTGGCCGCGGCGAAGGTTGTCGCGGATCTCCCGCAAAAGATCAGTATTCTCACTCATATCCATATCCTCAATCTCGGGCGTGGACGGCGCCACGCCATTTATATTTCCTGTGTACCTGATTACCCGGTACCACACTCCGCCGCGCGCGGAGTACGGCACCCACCGCACCTCGCCACCAGTGGAGTCGCCCCGGTAGCCGTCGATGGACCCGTCCTCAGCAATGGACGCCTCGCAGATGCCGCCGCGTCCGATCATGCACACGTGCCCGTCGGCAAGCAGGATGTCGCCGTCGACGGGCTCGTAGTCCCAGTCCCACGCCCAGTCCTCGAACCTACCGTCCTGACGGGCCTGATAAAGGAGGTTGCCGGTCCACACGTCACGCGTGAAGGCATTGATGCCCGCCCATTCGAAGATCGCGCAGATCATCTCCGAGCAGTCTACATTCACATTGTGTGAGTGGTCATTAGGGCCGGACAACTCGTAAATGGTGAGTCGGTCGGGCTGAGAGTAGCCGATGCAGTCATTCTGAGTAATCGAGTAGGCGATATCGCCCAGCACTGAATTACTCATACGGGTCACTCCGGAACGTTGGCGTCGGCCACGGCGAGTACTGCGATGGCAAGGCTCGTCAGCACCGGGATGGCTTCCTGCGCGATGATGCCGTAGAAGGCGGCCACAGCAAGGCCGGCGATGGTGACGCGGTAAAGGTACCTGCGGGCAGCCGGCTTGAAAATGTCCTTCATCATTATTTCCTCTCTACATTCTTCTTTACGTCAGAAATATCTGACTCGATTTTCTCCAGTCGCTCCATGACCCCCGGGCGCCGGGGGACTCCGGGCCGGGCCTCGGTGCCGCGCCAGTCGGCGAGCATCTCACCGAGTCGGTGCGTCTGTCGACCCACCCATGCGATAATTCCGAGGAGGGCTGTGATTACTCCGAGCCATGTCACGACGATTTCAGGATTGATATGTATGATCATAGGAACAATTCTTGAAAAGCGTTTCTTGACGCTGCACTATCGAAAAAACACCGCCCTCTCCGGTACTGTGCACGAAGCCATCGTACCATGTAGTCACTCGTTACGAGCCCCACTTCACCGGGCCGGACGTCGTCGGTGATCGTATAGAGAATCTCGTCTGCGCGCGGCCTGCGCCGCTGAATAAAAACAGCGTGGATTGCCTCCCACACGGAGAATGAGCCTGCGTCGCACCTGATCGTGTACTTGTATTTCGCCTCACCGGTCTTACGGCACACGAGACGGTCGTCATTGTCTCTGAACTCGTTGTTGACGGCGTACTCTGCGTAGCGCGGGTCGTGCTTGATAATGAATTTCCCGAAACGTGTGTCGGCGACTTCTTTGGCGAATTTGTCAGAGTCCGCGAAGTGTGCGCAGATGAATCCATCGCCGAACCTTTGTATTTCATGTTTTCCGGGCATAATGCGCCACTGTGCGAAATACGGGTTCATGATGGATATGCTGTTGCTCATCATAAAGACACGTGTTTTGTCCTGACTCCGATCTACGGTTGAGTAGAAGTCAAGGAATTTTGTGACCTCATCAGGCAGGTAGCGTGTCATTCCGGTCTCAATGATAAATTCGTCGAAAAGAATTGTTGTGACGTCCGGGAATGGCACGGACTTGACGTTTCCGGCGGTGCTCAGAGCGAGGAAGTAGCCGATTTCCCGCCATTTCCTGTCACCAACTACGCGGCACACCGCGGTGCGCCCCTGTAGCTTGAACTCATGCCCCGGGAATTCTTGGTGAATGTCGTCAAAAAAGGTCGAGATCTGTTTCAACTCGGTATTGTAGCGGCGTAGGTATATGAATTTCTCGTGCTTGTTCACAGCGTTTTTCAGGGCAAACTTCTTGGCGCCATAGGTTTTACCGAGACCGCGTGCGCCCATCACCATATTGATGACAGCGTTATATGACAGCACCTTGTCATACGAGTACCACGAAAAAGTCTTGCGCTCGCGAGCCATCAGATATACCTCCTCAACTGCCAGTCGCACCCCGAGAACATAGACAAGGACCCGTAATTCGGCTCACTGTGGCCGTCCGGTCCGCGTGCGCCGATCGACTCCCAACCACCATCGCCGCCGGTGCAGTACTCAATATGGCCGCCACCCGAGTACCACAGGCAGACGACAAGGTCACCTTCTTTCACCTGGTCCGCGGCATTAAAGGACCCCGACCCTTCGGCGACGACCCAACCGCTGCTCTGGTTCCCGAAGATCTCGGACGTCCCGCCCGGCCCGATATCGATGTCACAGCAGGTCTTGTACAGCCACCAACAGAATCCACTGCAATCCGTCACCCCGGTCTCGTCCGGGTGCAGGCGTGCCTCATACCACTGGTGGTAGGTGAATTTCCCGAGCGAGTCGATCGCCTTGGCGGTCATGGCTTTAATGCCCTCAGCAGTAGCACCACCACCGCCACCACCACCGCCACCACCGCCGCCGCCCGGCTTTTTCTGCGGCGTCTTCTGTGACTCTGTCGACGCACGATAATAGCCGTCACCGCTAATATAGGCACGGCCCACACTTCCGTCGGCCATGTATATTGAGAGGGATCCGTCGCCCGACTGCTTAATGTATTTGATGCTTTTGGAGGCCTGCCCGTCTTTCAGCCCGCGGTGCTTGTTGAAAGTATTCTTGTTGCCGCTCCCGTTTTCTCCCGGAGATAACTCAACGCCATTTGTCTTCAGGTTGGAGATCATGTCGTAGGCAATCTCGTACCTTTGTCCAACCGCCCACCATTCTCCTTCATATTTAATAGCATCTGACATCGAGTCAAGGGTAGCGGGATGACCGGCACCGGCGACAAGACGACCCAGAATGGGCGCGTAATTACCCCATCGGTGCATGACAACAATAAGCATCATGCACGCCTCGGTCTCGGTCTCCGGGTCAAGGCCAAGTTCCTGGCAGCGGGGGATGTACTCGTTCTCCAGGTCGTCCTGCATCTGGCGATTCTGGATACGGTGACCCTCATCCGAGTCGAGGGCTGAGGAGAGAGCACTACGGTCAGCGCCTGAAAGGTACTGATATTTCCTGGAGGAAATCGTCCAGGAGTCCCTCCCCTCAGCCATCCACCCATCTACAGTGGACCCGAAGGAAGTGCCTGCGGAGAATTTGGAGAGGAGATCATAGGCACGCCCCTGAGTCCACTGGCCAATACCGAGGGAGAGTGTGTCCGGCGCTGAGATGATGCCGTAGTCGTTGCTCGCCTCCACTGTAGCCAGCGTGGCGATAATGCATTTCTTGTGCTCATCATCAAAAGCCATTACACCCTCCCTCGAAGTCTGTTGGCGATCAGTGGATAACCATGTTGGTCGCCGCGTAGTTCACCAGCACGCTCTTATTCTTCGGCGTGCCGATGAGCAGTGCCACGGAATACCTGCCTGCACCCTCATTCGCCTGGAACATCGCGGAGATCTCGGAATTCACCTTGGCGCCATCGTAATAGCCGGCGATACCGGACGTGCCGACCCAGTCCTTAGCGCCCGAGGGCTTAGTGAAATACAAGTAGAACTGGGCATTACCGGACACGGTGGTGTGATTGATGTGGCAGTTCACATTAATGACATCATTCGCGTTGAGGTCAACCGACTTGGACATCACCTCATAGGTGTAACCCGGGTTGACGTCGGACGTGGACGTGAAGTTCTTGTCCTCAGAGCCCGCGCGCTTCTCAATAAAACGAGTACGCGTTGTGTTGGCGAGGTCGCCCGCGGTCTTCGCCTCAGCAATACCGGACGAAAGATTCGCGGTCGTCGTATTCGCCTGGGACGCCGCGGAAAGGGCCGCCTCAGAATTCTGCCTCGACTGGTTCGCCACACTCATCGCATTATTCGCGTTGCTGAGCGCGGAAGCCGCCGAGTTGGACGCCGCGGTAGCCTGAGAAATAGCGGAGTCCGCCGTCGTCTTGGCCTCCGCTGACGCCTTGAGCGCCTTGTCCGCCTTGCCGGACGCGGTGGCGACGACGGCGAGCGCGCTCTTGGCGCTCTCCTTCGCCTCAGCCGTGTTGTCCGCAGCTTCGTTGGAGGCGGTGAGTGCGCTGGTCGCGTCGCGGGAGGCGGCCTTGGAGGTGACGATCGCCTCGCCGAGGTGCTCGTCAATGGCGTTCATGGCACCGTTCAGGTCGCCAACGATATTGAAGTGATCGGAATTCAGGTAAATAGGAAGGTTGAAGTTCTTCGTGTGATTAGTAGCGGGCATTTTTTCTCCTAATTGTTAGCCGCAGACACAGTTCTGAATATCGGCGATAGACGCGGACGAGATCTCATCCAGCGACTTGGTGGCGAGAGACGCGGAACCCCTGAAAGTGGACTCGTACACATCCATCACAACATTAACAACGTGCTTCCTCTGACCGGTGACCGGCGAGAACATCATCTCCCGCGACCAGTAATCGAGGAAAATCTTCCCCTGAGTCTGCATCTCCAAAATATCGAGCGGCAGGGAGTCAATATCCTCCACCGTCAGACCGGCCCGAGAGAAGTCAGCGGCAAGCAAGCCATTGACCAAGACGCGATTATCGAAATCGAATAGCATCGCCTCCAGACTGCGACGGGTGCCGGTAAGCCAGTCGAAAACCTCAACATAGTCGTGCTGAAGATGCCGGTCGACATACTCCCGCATGCTCTCCTTGAAAAGCGCGAGATCGTCGTTAATATCCGCAACGTACTTGCGGAACTGCTCGATCATCTGCTCCGGCAGGTCGCCATACTGGCCAACCTGGTCCCGCACATTTTCAAGCAACTTGGAAATGCGCTCGTTATAGTCGGCCGCATATGACTCCAGTGAGGAATTCAGAGCATTTCTGAGTCCCTCGTTGACCCATTTACGCAGTTCCTCGATCACCTGTAGGTAGGTGAAACCGTCGCGGTACGTGAAAGGTACCGTCGTGGTGAGCGCGTAGTCGTGCGGAACTAGCGAGTACTCGGGCGGGTCGAATTTATGGCGCTCAGTAAACTCGGGAATAGACGGCGTAGGTGTCGAGGGACTTGCGCCCGGTGATGCTGTCATTACTGCTCCTAATCCCCATAAACATTTCCTGCAACTCGCTGATGACCATAAGATCAATATTCAAAAACGTTTGCCTCCACGCCGCGATAAGCGCTGCCGTATGGCCAGTATACCCCCAAGAATGCGAGTCCTGCGACGACGTCGACTCATTCTTGGACGCGCTCTTCGACGTCGACGACGAATCGCCCGCCACGTCATTGACCCCGCTCGACGTCGACGTCACATCGGTCGCCGCGGTGGCGTAGTCCTTGTTCCCGGCCAACCTCACCTGCGGCATCTGAGACTGCACCGTGCGGGACGACCCGTCGGACGTGGATTTCGTCGTGCTCTTCTGCCCGGTTTTCTGGTCACTGTCACTCGTACCGGATGAGGCCGATTTCTGGCCCGTCTGGCTGTGGGTGTCCATGGTGGACAAGGGGTCGATCTCTATGAGTTCGCTGCTGTACAGTTTATTGTAGTACGGCATGATCTCATGCATTTTTGTGCTCATCTGCCGTATCCACATGTCGACCGATTCCAGGCCTATCTCATTATAGAAATAGTGATCGATGATGCGTTCATTGAGGTAGTCGCGGTACGCCTCATCAAAAATCGGATAGTCGTTCAAACCGATTCCAGTCACTCCGTTGCGAGCGATCACCTCACGGAGTTCCATAGTAAAGTCAGCCATTACTGTCACCTCCATCAGGATTCATCGCGGTCATGTCCGTCGACCCCAGCGACTCACCGAAAAGCGGCGCTCCCGGGTCGGAGTCGTCGTCAAGATTCCAGTCGACTGACACGTCGAGGCCGTACATCTTATTGATCTGGTCGGCGGCGGCCCGGCGCGCGTTGAGGGAGACGGCGCGCATCGCCAGCACCTGACCGGATGAGCCGGAGGCTTCCTCAACGACCATTCGCTCTCTTTTCTCAGAGTTAACATTCATGATGCCGAGCATTGTCATGCACTCATTCCACGTTCGAGTGAGTGCCTCAGAGACGTACCGCAGCGTCTCGGGCGAGATGCCCGTGTTGAATGCGGCGATCTTCTGCGCGAGGTTCTCGGTGCTCATCATCTCAGTGCCGAAGACCGCGGGCTGGCCCTCGATAATCTGCTGAAACATATTGTTAAACGTTTTGTACTCGTTGTTGTTCACGGCGAAGACAAACGGGTGCCGAGCGTGCAGCATGTCGATCTCGAACGTGCGCGCAATTGTCGTCAGACGCTCCGCGTACACCTCAATCACATCCTGGTCCGGAATACGCATGTAATTCGACCAGATGGGGACGCAGTCATTCCCGGCGAGCCGCTTGGAATACACTAGATTGCCGTACACAGTGAATTCCGTCGGGTTGTTGTACATATTAAGTTCGCCCATGCCCGTGGCACGCAGCGCCAGGTACCGGCCGAACTCCTGGTCGAAATAGAACACGCAGAGGCCGTCCAGCAGAAGCGTCTGCTCAAGATACCGCAAATCAACCGTGTCAGGCATCCCCTGCCAGTTAAAGCGGTTCATACACATCTCAGAGATGACGCGGCGGTACATTCGCCGAATCACCATCTCCCGGTCCTGCGCCGGGTTCTTCAGTACGCGTCCGCCCTCCTGGAAGGGGCGGTATATAAATTTTTCTACTGGATCATTCATGATGCATCACCCAAAGTACCTGCCATAGATAGGGTCATTGTCGCCGAAATCAGTGTCACCAATGTAATTAGGGTCGGCCCACACGGTCACGCCCTTCTCAAAGATCCCGCGGATCGACTGGCGGAACCCTTCGGGGCACGACGGACCGTAAATATACGTCTCCTTCATCTGCCAGTACGTGAATTTCTTCATCACCATAAGCGACTCCGGAGGCGTCATGGAAACATTCATCGCGTAACCGTAGCGGAGCCAGAACTCACCGATCCGCATCATCGCGCCCTGATCAATTACTTTCTGCCGCGCCGCGATCTTCCAGCCGTCGGTGACGAGATTGAAGACGTCGCCGCCCATCTGGCCACTCGTCGTCGGCTGTAGCATCTGAGCGTCCTGCGTCTTGGCATTGATCCCGGCGATCGCGTTGGCGTAGTCCCCGTTCGCAGCGAACTTGGCCATCTGCAAATTAGAGTCAGCAAAATATGAGGCGTATGAGTTGTTCATCGCGGTCATGGCGGAGCGGTTCTCATTCACCATGCGCTGATTCTCCAGGGTGGAGCCGTACTGCATGCCCATGTCGAACCCACCCATGAGCGCGCTTGCGGCGGCGCCGCCCAGATTGCCGGAGAGCGCCTGTCCCGCGGCGCCCGCAAACGTGTGGACGCCGCCGCTAATCAACGCGTTTTGGGCGTTGTAATTTGTTCGTTGATCCTCAAAACTATTTTGCATGTTGGTCGCGTCACTCGCCTGCTGACGAGAGGCAGCCGCCTGGGCGTACGCCGTCGACGCACCGCGGAGCGCCTTCTGCTGGGACCATTCCGCGGACCGGTGCTGATACGCGATGCTGTTCTTGTTGGACGCCAGGTAATTCAGGTAGGAATTATTCGTCAGGGCAAATGTCGGAAAATCCGTGAAACCTGTCATCATGTCGAAGTGCTCTGAGTACAGATTCGAGGTGCCATCACCAATTCCGCCGTCGTTGTAGGAGTTCACGGTGAACATGATCCGCGGCGACGGCGGCACGATATGCGTCCACTGCGTCACCTCGAGGTCATCCGCATTCACGCTCTCAGGCCTGACAATCACAGGCGTCCCCGTGAATGTGGTTAGTTCGAACATCATGTACGGATACGTGAAGAACTTTCGCAGCCTCCGGTAGCGCTTAGGGATAATATCGCCGCGCCTGAAAGACTTGGCCAGCGTGATCTTATGGTTATTGTCGATGCCTTTTTCGCCGAATCCCTTGGTGATCGGGTAGATGGACGCGCCCATTCGCGTCACGCGGTGCCCCTTCTCTTTCGGATCGGGGGACGACGTCTGAGCGGTAGTAATCGGACCACCCTCAAGCGACTCAAAATTAATCGTTCCCTTAGGCACCGCGGTAATGCTGATAATGCCCTGAGACACCCACGGCACATATGCCAGGGATTTTGCGAGAATGTCGAAGTTGCCTGCGGTCATCGCATAGATGGAGCAACCATTCGGCAGCCCCTCGGCGTGCGACCCCGACGCCGTATGCATCTGCGGAGAGTCCTCAGTGCCGAAAGGCAGTTCCAAGTCGACTGTGGAGGCAATAATGACGTCGAAATTGGCAGCGTCAACGGTGCCCTCGTGCCACACGGACGCGATAATTTCCTGCGATATGCTGCCAATAACGTACTCACCGCCCATATCAAGGCCCTCCGGACACGTGAGATACTTGCGGCCGTAGTTCTCCCACGCCTCAGTGGCAGCAATCCCGACGTGCCCGCGCTCCACATAGCAGCGCCCGAAAGCGACGTCGTCACAATAGGTCTGCCACACATCAAGTTGGACGGTAATCTCCGTGGTATTCGGTGCGACATAATTGACGGACGTGATGAAATAGTAGAAGTAATGGTCGTCGCCCGCTACTCCGCGCCTATTGTGAGCGTACAGATAATTGTACTGGTTGGCCTGAGAGAAGGGCACGTCAATACGAATCGGTGCGCCTTGCGCGCAATATGTTAGGCCATCGACCGTAAAAGAATGTCGCTTGCGCGTCAAATAATTCATGCGGTCCGCATGGCTACTGAAACGCACAATATCCCGATACGTAGAGTCCCACCGCACGCGTGTGAGTCCCACCTGAGTGCCCGGCGTCCACACGGCGTAATCAAAATCAAGCCCGAAATCACCCGGACGGCTGTCGCCCTCAATCCTCGGCATCGTCCTCTCCTCTCATCAGTGCCGAGCCGGCCATCTCGTCACTCCGACGAGATGGCCGGCTCGTCTCTCACGCACGCGGCCAGGAAACAGCCGCCTTGTCCTTGTCCACCGGCACCGTAGTGGTGACCGGCGTCTTGGTCAGGCGCTTGCCCGTCGCAGGGTCGATGTAGCCGAGAGTGACGGCCACCTGAATCGACGCAGCAGTCTCGTCCGCACCGATAGTGAGAATGCCGGAATTGTCGCACTTCGTGTGCCCTGACTTCGCGTTAAGCACATTGAAGAAAAGGCCGAACTCGACGTCGTCGACATTCTTACCCGCGATCTTTGTCTGGACAATGTACTTCTTGCCAGGGAGCGCCTTCGCCGTGTCAGACACAGCCTTCCCCGCAGTATCAGTCACAGACGGCACCGTCAGCACCACCTCAGAAGGCTTAATTGTCACGACATTGTCAGCCGCGCCAGTCCAGAAGAGCACCGCAGGCACAAAAAGCGACGCAGAAATGACTTCCCAGTGGTGAAGGAAGTAATTCGTGTAAAGACCCGCAGGGTTGATCTGCGACTGATTCTCAAGCAGGTTATCCGCAATAACGAAGAAGTCCTTCGTGGTGAGCAGCGCCTGGGCCCCGTTAATACCGAAATTCTCCTTCGGAATCTCAACAAAACGGCCCTTCATCTGAGCGTACTCAACATTAAACGCAGCCGCCCAGGCCTCAACACCGATATTCGCCTTCACCTCAGGAGTGGTAATAACAACCAGATCCTCCGGACGGGCAAAAGTCTCCATCCGCGCAGCATTATACTGACGCGAAATAAAAGACATATTACCGGAATAGGCCTGCACCATCTTAATAAGCGCCTTAGCGTCCGCCTCAGACGCACTGAGCGACTGGAGATCAGCACAGTGCTCATGCCAGAAACCACCATTCGCATGATACTCCGCGAAAAGCGAGCAGATAGTCAGGAACTCATCCCACTGATCCGACGTCGTCGGCACCGCAAGAATCTGAGAGATATAGGTCTCAAGGCCCGACTCATCCAGGAAAGCACGCCGCAGAGAATCCCGGTTCACAGTGATCTTGTACATATTCTGACGATTCACCGTGTGGAACTGAGACGCTACATTCGGCCTCTTCTGAGCGAAAAGCGCCTCCTCCATGTAATCACGGTCCGCAGAGTACTCATACGCGTTAATGAGGCCGGTCTGCACCTCCTCAATCGTGTCACCATTAGTCAGCATGCCGCGCTTGAAAGCGGCGAGCGGATTCTTCCACGAGATATCACGCGTGTAATAGGTGCCGATCCTGTTGACCAGGGCGTCCGTGAACTCGTTCCAGTGCTGCGGGAAGCGGGTCAGCGCCTCAAGAGTCTGAGCGAGATTACCCTTAGTAGTGTCCGGAATCCGGTTCTTATAGTCGAGGGACGCATTCTTCTTAATGCGAGCAAGCATCTCATAATTATCGAAATCACGGATCTTGCCCATATTCTTCTGAGGCATCTCAATTACTCCTTATCGTCCTCGCGCTTATCGAAAAAGGCATCGATACCGCCGTCGTCACCATCATCCTCGTCGCCCCCAGACGACTCGGAATCGCCCTCGCCCTTCTCAGGCGCGGCGGTACTCTGCACCTGGGTGAGTAAATCGTAATTAGCGGCCTTCATCTTGTCCAGCTGGTCGGAGAGCACATTATTGGACTCTGTGAGTTCATTGATCTTCGCCTGAGCAGAGGAAAAATTCTCCGAGAGTCCGTTGTACTGCGACCGAATATCGTCATAGATCGTGGGTGGCACAACAGCGTCGCCCGGGTCCTGCAAAAGCCCCACAAGGGCCTCAAAATCCATTTATCTCTCCCTTTATAAAGCGGTAGGGTGGATATCGCCTCGCGATTCCACCCTACCATTTTTTCACCGGATTGTCCGCCGCGGCGACAGCCGCTGATCGGACGAAAAATGCGGCCGCCCGGCATCACCCGTAATCATTACGGCCGTCATTCTGTCACTCTGCGTCGGAGTCCGGAGTCTCGGGGTGCTCGACACACCACTGATCGTAGCCGTGCGCCTCAGCCCACTCCTTGATCGCGCGGCGTGCGATTCCCGCGCGTGTGGACTTGTGCTCCCACTTCACGTCCTCAAGAAACGCGCTCAGACGCTCAGGAATACGTGCAGTAACATTCTCGAAGCCATCAATCTTCTTAGCCATAATTAATTCTCCAATGCCTTGAAATTAAATGTTGTCTCAGTCAAGACGACTCCTCCGGGCGTTCGCCTCGGCACTAGTTTACCGTACCAAGTGCAGTCATGCAACATATCTTCTGGAAAAATACTCGCCCCTACATGCCGCGGCAAGCCCGCGATATGGGTGTCCGGCCTCCCCTCTACCACCTCAGAGTACTGTTTTGCACGCACAAAAATCGCACGCTCAAAATCGCACTCATGCTTCCACGCACCCAGACGAGTGGGATGCACGTCGACGTCGACAAGCGGCTCCAGGCCGAGCACATGGAGAGAGTCGGTATCAGCATACAGAAACCGATCGTAGTTCTTCTGCGCCGTGCGCACCGTGTAATCACGCGCCCACGACGTCACAAAAATACCTAGAGGCGTATAAGCGGGTTCGCACTGCTCAAAATCGCCCAGCACCAAGGAAACGTGGCCGTTCTCCAGTACGGGCCGCTTGCCCGTGACATTGGTATTCTTGGCGAACTTTCCGTACAAAGAGTTCAGGAACAACTTAGCAATTGCACGACGACCGCCGACAGAATTCTGTTTCACCTCCATCCACTTATCAATATATGACGACAGCATGCCGGTACGAGACTGATACGAAAAACCGCCCCGCCACTCCACGCCCCAAATATCGTAGTGATCATTCCACAGCGCCCAGTCCACCGACGACACAGCAACAGTCGTTGGCTCCAAAATATCCTCAAGATACTCTGTACTGCTAAAAATGACATTCCGCTTAATCTGAATGCAAGGAATATGGTCCTTTTTCAGGCGAGCCTGAAAAGTCACCGTCGCCGTCCACAGCCCCTCATCCGGGGGCGCCGCAGCAAAAGCCTCCGGCTGACCGTACGGAAGCGGACGCTCATGCATCACATACGGATACAACGAATTCACGTCATAAACACTACCCTCACCAACAACTTTTCCCGCCATACGCCTGTCCGCATAAGTAAAGCCACCCTTATATGCGCCCCTGATGTCGTCATCCATATCTGCCGACAGCGCCGGAAAATAGACACGAAACCGGTTCTCGCCGCCAATCAGCCCCTTGTACTCGGCCATCGCGTCCGACCCCACCGTCAGCCTCGTCATCCCCTCAGCCAGCGTCTCACGCAGCGCCCGAGCCACAATCACCACGTCCCGACGGATATAGTCCCACTCCTCCGCCGTAGGCGAGTAGCCAACCGGACGAACCGCGCCGTAGTCGATCTCCCCCTTCCCCTCGTCCTGATGGAAAGCACGCGCGACGTCGGCGACCTTCATGGGCAGCTTCTTGTACGAGTCCCGGAACTCGGTGACGCACCCCGCCAAGTTGACTGTGATGGAGTATATCTTCCCGAGCCTGTCGATAAGTGTCGTGAACTGGTTCTCACGGGGACTCTTCTTCACCCATACGATGCCATGCTTGAGCAGGTAGTCCATAATAAAGATGCCGTCGAAACCCAGGTTATGGAAATAAGTGATAGACGGATGAGCGCGGCAGTACCCAATAAAGCCCTCAATGTCTGTACCAACCACATAGTCCGACTCATTACCCACATTCACGTTTCCCCACGCCCACACCCTGCAATCCGCAGGGTCAGTCGTCGTCTCAAAATCAGCGACCCTTATTACGCTGGTTCCGCGCCCGCGTCCGCAAACCCTTCCGGTACGCCTTCCGCCGCTTCTCCTTCCGTCGCTTCTCTGCGAGCTCCGGCGTCGGCTTGAATTCGACATTCGCGGCTTCCTCATACATCTGCATCAGACTATCTTTATGCTCATCCACCGAATTGATTATCGTTTCCTCAAACTGAAGATCAGCCTGAGAACCGGGGTCGTCAATAGCCTTCTGAGCAAAATAAATCTCCGCAAGAGTGGCCGCAAACTTCGACGACGACGTCCACAGAAACCAGAGCCGCTCATCATCAAGCGTCAAAATCTTCGGCAAAAACCCCGGATCATCCAACGAGTCAATCATCTGGGCGATCTGAGACCTAGCCCTATTAACATACTTCTTGCGACCCTTCGTAGTGTGCATCTCCATCATGCGCTCACCCGCCATGATCGCACCGAAATCATCCTGGTACCGCGTCGGCACCGGCATCCGTTTCGGCGTATACGTAGGACCAGCCGCTACATCCAGATACGCCCTACGAGGCCGGAAATCATGATCATAGTCCTGCACCGTGATATCGCCCATGCCCGGTACGAGAGTTCCACCAATCTCCTCATGCTCCTTCGCATTCCACTCATTGTGCCTCTTGTACCCGTAATAGGCGCGCGCCATCGCCTGCTTACTGATAATGTCGCCCTTCCGAGCGCCCCGGTAATAGCCGACGACATTGCTGTTGAAATTCTCAAGCCGCTCAATATGCTTTTCCAACTGGCGAGTCGTCATCCTATCGATATTGGCCTTCCTAGGGTCATACTTAGTGCCCGAGATATCCACACCGTACTGGCCGTTATCAAGATCCCAATCAGTACCACGCGGATGGTACGTGCCCGCCTTAATCCGACCAATCTTCGTAGAAGCTTTTCTCTGCAACACGTGCGCCCTCGCACGCAGATCCTGTAGCGACATAATAAATCACCTCTCCTGCCCCTCCATCGGGGCAGGAGAGGCGATTTCCCCTTGTGCGCGAATCTCTATAGCGCCCGTCTAGCCTATCACGCCAGGGACAGCGTCAGGTACCGGTACATAGCATTCCGACGCGTCGGCTTCTCCTCCACCGTCACCTTGAGCGGAGCCTCCCAGGTCGACGGGTGACCGAAAATGCCAATGATGTTCCGAACCGCCGAGAAAATCCCGTTCGACGTTGCCGAGTACACATCACCCGACGCGGTAATCAGGCACGTCCGAGGCTGTTCCACAATCTCGCCCTCCTCTGTCTCGACATCCACGTGCTGCACGATGATGTCCCTGACGGTCAGAGTCTCGCCGACGACGTCGCGCAGGGGCGTGGCGTCGTTCAGGGCCTTGTAGACGGCCGCCTTGCCCTCCATGGTGTTAGCGTCCACGGTGGAGAAGATACCGGTCTCGGCGATCTGGCCGGCGATGTTGGTACGAGTAGTGATATCGGTAGACATTGTCTCTTTCTCTTTCTTGTTGATATTAATATTGGTCAGAAAAGCGGGTCACTAAAAGCAAGTGACTCGACAACCGCCTCCGGGACAACGTACGTGCCTGGAGTCTCATTGGCGACAGACATGACGAGAGCAATCATAGAAGCCACATCACGCTGAGTAAATGCCATCGCATTTCGGGTGCACGTAGCGAAGACGGTAAATGCATCGATGTACTGAGCGATAACCGTGCTGTCAACCATATACACCCTGATTATTGCGACAGAACCGTCGATAGCACACTGTGCGGTTTTCTGATCGTCCACGGTCACCCTGACGTCCATGGACTCGCCGTTAGGGTCGCGCAGGACCACACTGAAGAAATCGCCGGATTTCAGTTCCTTAGTCATAGTTGAATCTCACCTCTCCGTAGTTAGCCATCTCGTATGCCATCTTAATGAGTGTCAGAACGTGCTCAACTCTCAGTTCCCGAGCATACGCAATGATCTTAGCGCTATACTCCAACACGCTGTCGAAGAAAAACTCGACGTGCCAGTAGCCACCTTCAAGCCAGATCGAAACCTCCTCATTCCCGTCGAAAACCGCTGAACAAACATTATTATCGAAAAACGTGAGCACACATTCACGCAGTTCGTCATTGATCCACGCGTTAAGAATATTCTTACTCCTGACAGTCAAAGCCCATCATCCTCAAACAGTTCTCAAACACGTCCTTGAAAGTCAAGGAAGCATCGGCAACGCCCTCCACACAAAGTTTTCCAAACGACGCCCGGAACGCAACCCCAACATACCGCTTGGCCCTGAAAATCAGTTGGTGCTCACCAATATCAGCAGTGTAGTAGGCAAAGTTACCCGACGCGGAAATATTCAAATCGTAGGCGTAGTCCCCGAGTTCAACTTCAATCTTCACAATTCCACCTCAATATCCAGACGCACGCGAACGCCCGTCATGAACATCGTCAGCGCCTCCAGCAGGGCAGGAACCTCGTCGTCCTTCACAGGCGGGTGGCCCACAATGACAGTGTCTTCCTCGTTCGGCACGTACTTCACGAGATAGTTCGGGTTCTCGTAGATGGCGAAATGAAGGTTGTCGTCAAAAGTCTCAGAGTAGACGACCGCACGGTCGACATTCGTCTTGTTGTCACGCTCATACGTCGCAATGGTCTTAGTGTACGGATCAAGAAAATGCATCACAATTCCTTCGAGAGATAGGTATTAAGTTCCTCAAGGTTCTTAAATGAAATCGCCGACCCCTTCGTCATCACCTTAATTCCTTTGGGCTTGATCAAAATGATCTTGCCAGGCACAAGAATCGATATCTTGATCGATGACCTGTACTGTGCGAGCAGACACACCATGTACCGCATCTGCACCGTAAATCCACTCAGCATTCATAACCCCCATGTAAAGGCCGATATTGAAAAGAACGTACAAGACGACAATGACCGTCATAATAGACATGAAAATGAACATCAGAATGTCGCCAATGCTCCATCGCATCAGAAACCAACCTCCCTCTGAACACGGCACTCGATGCGCACCATCTCAACGATCTGCCTATGAGTCACCGCATGCTTCCTGTCATCAATGACATAGAAAACACCATTAACCCTCCCGATCCACTTGTCCGTAGCAGGCAAGTACCAACCACCCACCGCCCTGAAGGGCTCCAACTCCCTCAAGACCTGTTTCCGATCCATGGCTCCCCTCTCCGACGCCTCCCTGACGTCCTGATACAAG